TCTAAATGTTACCAAAAATGTTGCCCCTTTGAATGATGATGCTTGAGGAGTAGTGCTTAATTTCACACGAAAAGCATTATCGCTAGTATTTCCCAAAGATGAAGTCACTGGTCTTTGCAACGAACCTTTTATCCTTCTCTGAAGGAATGAAACTCTCTGGTTTGCTACTTTACCACTTCGAAGTTTTGTGTTATGTCTCATAGAATTATTTGCTAGTCTGGCCTTTGATTTCATATTACCAACAAAAACTTCTTCATCGGCACCTCCATCTGTAGTAGTTAACCAGAAGAAACTTAGGTTATTATCTGCCGCTGAACCTTTACCCGCCGCATAGGTCCAGCCAGCACAACTGCCTTCAATATTGTCAATAATTACATCATCTCTAGTTGCTTTCCTACCAACAACATCAGCATCTGAAAGTAAAGGAGAGAGTGCAGACCAAGGAATATCATAGGATGTATCAGTCGAATCAACAGCCCCTGTAATTCTAATGACTACTTTATTGGAAGTTGAAATTTCTGTTGTATGACTCCAAGCCATAATTCAATCTCCTACAAGAATCAACTACAACTATTTTTTGTACCGAATGATAACTCTAGTCGGGAATATTCCTCGGATGTGCCCGGCGCCACAGACGGGGCTCCAACAGTGACAGCATCGGTTGCATGTATAGAACTTGCATCATTACACAAACCACCAGAACTAAATGTATGACTTCCGGCATCATCAGGAGTACCATACAACAAATTACCATTCACCCAAGTAATAGCATGTTCGGGTCCATTGGCCTGACCCTCACTGTTTGTCCAAGCAACATAATTACAACACAAATTCGCTTTTTCCATTTTTCGCTCACCTGTAACACTTCCCATCTGCGGTGCAGATGGAGCATTTACTGTATCTGGATGTTCAAATAATTCAGCCAAATGAGTCCATGTGATAGTGGCTGCACTCTTATCAGTCTCATCAGCCACAATTTGAAGAATAACCTCTTGAGTTGTTGATTTAAGGGTAGTTATATTCATTGCACCCATGTTTGTTTCTCCTTCTTATGCGGCTGGTGGGTCGGGTTGTATACCCGCTTCCAACTCTTGTTTAATTTCTTTGTCCATTACTTTGATTTCATCGGGAGTCTGTTGTAAGATATTCTTACGGACCCAAGCCAATGAATAATACTTACCTATGTATTGGTCCAGTGTCTCAAGGGCCTCGATTCTATATCGAACACCTTCAGCATCACGCTCAGAAGTAACTACACCAGTAAGTTTTTCAGTTTCAATCTGCTTATCAATTTCCATAATTTCTTGTTCAGTTTGAAAAAGGACTTCTTTTCGAACCCAATCAGCAGAAAAATATCTACCAACATATTGGTCAACATCATTAAGAATAGTAAGACGATTTTCTAAAAGTTCTGCATTCTTTAATTCAGTAAAATGCGAATCTCTAAGATAATCTAATCTAATCTTATATTTAATATCAGGCCATTCGTCATCACGGATAATACCTTTAAGTATTAATTGTTTTTCTAATAACTGGAAGAATAATCCATTAAATTTACTTCGTAGTTTAGAAACAAACTTTGAAAATTTAAGTTCATCTCTAGTAATTTCTGATGCTCGACCCATATTGAATCCATTTTCAGATTCAAGACGGCTAATGGGAACATTTAACGAACGATATAACTTCTTCTTGAAGTATTCAACATCTTCCATCTCACCGAGGTTTTGACCACCATCAAGTGTAGAGATTTCTGTTCCTTTACCACCTTCTCGGCGAGGCATCCAGAAATCTTCAAGCATGGACATGTATTTCTTTTCGTCTTTAAGTTCACCAGTATTTGCATCATATACAAGTTTGTTCTTGTAACGATTCATGATATCACGAACATACTGTTCGGCTTTACTCTTAGGTAGTGAACCAACATCGACATAGAAGATTCTTCGTTCGGGGGCTCTTGCAATTCTATAGATTACAACAGCATCTTCCATCATTCGAAGTTGGTTCACAGGCTTGATAGCCTTGTGGATATAACTGATTACAAGTTTCCTTGCAGAATCGTATAGTCCAGAGTGGATATATGTGATGGCATCGGGATGAATTCTAAGACCTTGTGAGTCCTGGCCAGGACCACCAAATCCTTTATCGTTGAAGAGGTAGTATTCTTCTACATTTTTAACGATATCAATTAATCCACCATCACCTGTTTTTCTTTCTTTTTCAATCTCTTGGATTTTTCGAATGGAGATTGAATCAATTTGCCTAATTTCTTGGATGCCTTCTTTTGGTTTCTTTGGGTCAACCAAAACATGGTAAAATAATTTACCATCGACATACCATCTTCTAAACAATTCATATCCACGCTCGTCAAAATCAAGAATTTTTAGAAGTTGGTCAAATTCACCTCTGATTTTCTTTTTGACATTTTGACTAACTTCAACATCATCAAGAATAATTTCAACAGTAGGAGTTCCCTCTTCTGTTACAATTGCTTCATTGATAATGTCGTCAATCGCAGATTCTACTTCTGCATGTAATGACAAAGCCCGATATTGCTTAATCTGGTCAATGTCATTTTTGATGTTTCCATCAAGGTCAATGTAGTGCCCATAATAAGCACCAGATTGAATGGCTGTAGCGCCATCTTCGACATCAGGGGCAACAAACGATTGTAATTGCTTGCCGCCACCTGATGGTCTAAGTTCTTTTTTAGCCTTCTTCCGGCTGATTTGAAATCCGAATAAATCCCAAGGCATAATTTTCACTCCATTTAATCATAATATAACATAATCTAAATTTGACCACCCCCACAAAGAGTGTCATAGGTTAAGTGGTAGTATTAGTTCCACCACCTGCTTTAACCTCTTTATCATCAGACATCCAGTAGGAATATGTCCATGTAATATCAAATTCCTGAATGCTGTCATTGGTATCAGCGGCCAGTTCCATAACTGACAGTTCTGATGGCCAAGCATTATGGAACTTGTAACCACGAATACGCTTACCGTCTTTATGGTCTAATTGATATACAGACAATTCTGTTGATAATTCCGTCAAAGCAAATTCACCAATATTGGCATCATGTGATGCGATGTTATCCATCCATTCTTCAATCATTCTGCGGAAAGCAAAATCTGTATCATTGATAATAGTAGTTGTCCATGTCTCGTCAAACTCTCTGACGCCTGGAACTCTGATGCTTCTTCCACGGAAAGGAACATCGATGCTTGTGACTTTTGAGCCAGGCATCGAAGCAGCCTTACATAGGGTAGTTGATTTACTACTCGCTGTGCCAGCGACTGCATTTGAACCACCCATTGGGTTATCTGCGAGCATAACTTCAAAAAGGTTAGGTCGGGCACCACCGCCAGGTAATGCCGCTCTGAAATCTGTTAAACTAAATGGTGTATCACCCATGTTATTTTCTCCTAGTAATTAGTTTATCTACTGTATATAGTAGCAATTTAATCAAACGGCTCCTGCTACTTCTGAGAAACTAGCACCAGTGCGAGTCGCAATGAAGTTTAGTGTCATGAAGTTAATTGAACGAGCAGGTTTGATGAAGATATCTGCAACAAATCTGTTTCCGTCAATTACTTCGGGGGTGTTATTCGAAGAATCACATACGACTTTAAAGTCATAAATGCCTCTTCGTCCCTTGACATCCCGTAAGAACGGATTCACCATCGCTACGAATTGCGACCGAGTAAATTGGTCATTGAGTTCGAACAATTGGTACTTAGAAGCAGTTGCAATCGCTTTCTCAAGAACAATAAAGAGTCGCCGTACATTGATTCTATCAAACGCACTTGGTTTAGCGAGTGCAGTCTTATCACCGAACAGGATTGTACCTTGGCCGGGGAATGCAACTACAGGGTTAATACCTGCTTGATAGAGGTCATCTCGATGTGCTTGTCGTGGGTTGTGTGCTAACTTAACAACACGGTTGATTTGACCACGGTTGTACCCTGCGGGTGAGAACCAAGGGTCTGCAACCCCATCTGTTCTAACACAAAGGCCAGCAACATCGCCGTTTAGAGGCACCCAACGATAGGTATCGTTGTAAGCATCGTACTGATATTTGTAACCACTGTCAACTACTGCGTAAGATGTGGACTTATTCCAATGGTCCCTACGCCAAGTAATGATATTGTCTGCTCTGTCTGATTCGGATGTAGTATTCTTCGGGTCAACCGTCCAAAATGCAGGTGAAACGAATGAAACACAGTCCTTACGGGCTTCTGCAATTTCAACCAATCTTTGAGCAACTGTATTGTTGGAAGAACTTCCACTTGCAGGAACAGATGCACATTCATCATCAGCGGCGCCACCGATTAGAAGTGAAACATCTACAGTTTCACCGTCTTCTAATAGAGCATATCCTCTTGGGTCACCGGCAGTATAGAAATCGGCTTGTGCAGGGGCACCACCGTCACTACCATCTTCCAAATCGCAGAGGAAAGTATCGGCAGCATAGGTGGAATTCTCATCTTGATTATCATCGATGTCTAATCCTGCCCATACAAGACCTTTACCGATTACAATGTATTCTGAACTACCGTTGATTACATCAACAAAATA